GATTGCTCTTGAATTACGAACTCAGCTTCAGCAACGATTTCTGTGTACAATTCACTAAGAGTTGTACTTGTGCTTTCGTTTGCCATTGTTATTTACCTTTCGTTTATTTTTTTAAGTTAATATGAGTAACACTGTCTCTAGTTTTACGATACTCTGCGTATACTTTTCTATCATCAGTATTCTTCATGTCTAAGTCCGAAATGTTTAAAGTCTTATTCGTATTTGACTGACCCACATTACTAACACTTCCACTTCCTGACGGAGTTGCGCTTTGAAAGTGTGCGTTCTGCGTTAAAAACTCTTGTACAGCTTCATCAACTGTCAATAAGTCACCATCCTTGTTATATCTTGGAGTTCCAGAATTATCAACAACTTCTACTTTGCCATCTTTATTAAGATGAACGCTATTCTTTAGTAGAGATTTGATTTGTTCAGGATTGATGGCTTTATGCTTTGAAGCGGCATTGATTAATTGCTTATCAACTCTTTCATCTCTGAGTTCTGCTTCTAGCTTAGTAAGTTTATCATTATATTCTTGAGTTTTCTTTTTGATAACTTCATCAAACTTACCTCGTTCAAGTTGTTTTTCTTCTTCAGCTTTTCTTCTTTCTTCTATAGCCGCTTTTACGTCATCTAATGAGCCTACTCCTAGTTCATTTAAGATTTTTTGTTCTTGGCGATAAAGTCTGTCTTTGACTACTTTATCAATATCAACTTGATTTGGCTTTGGTTGTTCTACTGGTTGTTCCTGTTTTACTTCTACATTTTCTGTTGTTGTTGCTTCCACCTGTTCCGTTTTATTCTCGTCAGACATGATTATAACTCCTTTATTAGTTATTTATTTAAGAGATATATAAAAAAATTCTATTCTTCAATCAAATTTTCCCATTCAGGGTCGTATGGGATAAAGGAATGACGACATCTATAGCCACCTCTATTGATAAATGGGTCTGTTCCTGACTTTCCTGCCCACCTAGTAGATGCCCAAGTATCTATGGCTTCTTGCTCTGTAAAGACTTTATTGAGATTGGCTCTACAAAAGGGTCTAGTAGTAATAATATTTGTGCCTGTGTATTTGTAAGATGTAATCCCTGCTTCATTAGCTTTGTACTTAGTAAATTGTCCGTCAAACTGCATTAAACTATCATGTGCCATTTGACTTGCATATCTACGCATATTATCTCCATAAACATCAGCGGCATATTTAGATTGTAATGTTTCTTTAGCAGTAGTGACTTGTGCTTTGATACTAGGATTGTTGGAGTATCTATTTTTATCTATGAAATCTACAAGGCGGTTTATTTCTGTTTCATCACTTCTTTGGTAAACACCATTAATCTTGGCTCTAATATTTTTAACCATTTGATTAAAGTCTTTGCCTACAATAGCTGACTGATAAACTTCATTGGCTAATGTGTCTAGGTAGGTATTAGCAATATCCTCAAACCCACTAAAAGATAAAAACTTTAGTTGGTTAATCACTTCTAGATTAGGTTTCGTTAATGTTTTAAATCTTGCAGGGATAGGTAGTGGCTTAATAAACTTTTGATATTCTTTAATGACTTCATCATATTCACTGCGGATAATATCATCTACTTCTGATAAATAATTTTCTTCAATTAATCTTTTAAGGTTGGGTCTAAGTTGAATTGCTAGTTGGGTAGTTAGTTTCTCACCACCTGCGGTTGACTTAGTTAAGTCAGCAATAATGTCATCTTCAAGTTTTTTAAGTACGCCAATAACTCTTTCTTCGTGAGTATCAATTAATTTGTTTAGTATTTCTTGTTTTGCCATTCATTAAACTTTAAAACCTTTTTTCCAAGATTGCACTGCCCAATAGGCAGGGGATAGGTTTTTCTGTCCTTTGACTTTGGCTAATATAGGTCTAAATCTAGCCATAAAACTTCTTTGTCTAGCAGGGATATTTTTCTTTATAGATAGGTTAGGGTCGCCAAATCGTACAATCTGGACATTACCTGTAGATTTATTTTTTACATATACACCAAACTTCTTTGATTTGCTTGGAGTTCTGAATGGTTTATTCAGCTTAACTTGACGACCTCTATAAGTAGCCATTATTTTTTCTTCCTTTTTTTATGTGCTGAGTTTTTCATTAATCTACCATCTGGCATATAATGATACCCTCTAGGTGCTTTTTTTCTTCTTTTAGCCACTATTTCTTTTTCTTCTTTCTTTTCATAGAAGATTTAGATTTTTTGGCTTTGGTTTTTCCTTTTCCGTAGTGATAGGGCATTTTAATTTCCTTTCTTCATAATGTTTAAAACATAATAGTTCTAACATACCATATCTATAATTAAAACCGATAGATGCAAACTTACCGCAAAAGCATTTTTTTTGACCATGCTGCTGATGAGTCCAATTATAGAACTCAGTAGTAGATACTGTTCTACCTTTTACTTTTTCTTTTTGCGTAAGTCTAAGTCGTGTTTCCGACTACCTCGTAGGAATGAGTTTACTCTACCCATAGACCAAGCCGCCATAGGAACTCTGCGACTACCTGCTGATAAAAAAGCACCTTGTCCTCTACGATATACTTTTGCTAGTGTTGAATAAGTATATCTTTTAGATGCCTTTGCTTTTCTTTTAAGTGTAGCAACTACTGTAGCTGATAAAGGTTTTCTTTTTACTGCCATTATGCTTTAGTCCTTGAACGCAATAATGACATTGGGATTCTTTTTCCTGCTTTATACAATGCTGATACTCTTTTGATTAATGATGCTCGTCTTGTTCTCTTAGCACCTTTTAAACCTGATAAATATTTTTTAGGTACTTTAGTTTTTTTATCTTTAGGAACTCGTCTAGCCATTAAGATTGGTCAATCTTTTCCAAGATTAATTCAAATCCACCACTGACTTCTGATGTGGCACTAGATTTAACAACTAACTCAATATCTGTCTTTTCAGTAATGACAATAGGAACTGCATAATTTTTTTCTATAAAACCACCTCTTGTAGTAATAAATGATTTTGTACTCCAAACATTACCATTAGATATATCTTTAGTAATAAATCTAATTTCGTTTTCTAAATCTTTTGAACTACCTACATCTAATTGCAATAAATAAGCATTGTATTTTCTTGGCACTGTATAAACGCACATTAGAGTTTGTCCATAAGTAGGTCTAATCTGTGCTACTGTTGTTGATGATACTGTAATTGATATTGTACCTACATTCGCATTTCCTGTATTGGCAGTTTTCATTATTGCTCTAAATACTCTAATAAAGTTAGTTGAACCTGCACTGCCACCAATGGTTAATGTTTCAGTAGCTAAATCATAATTACTATCTAATCCCTGTATCTCTACAGTTCCAGTATTATCATCTGTATCTGATGATGTAGCAGTTGCTGTACCTGCACTAGATGGATAACTGTAAGTGTTATTGCCATCCCAAATAGTTTCAAAGGATGTACCTACTGCGGTATTTAAACCAAATTTAGAAATTCCTAAAAAATTTTGAACTAATCCTTTTTGTACGGATAATCCTAAAGGAAAATTATACAAATTACTTAATGCCATTATTCTTCTATTTCTTCTCCTTCTATGGTTGGTGTACTAAATTGTCCAATATTGACAGCTTTTGCATCTATTTCATTATCAATAGTATTAATCTTTTCATCATCATCTACGACTGCTCTTGCAATTTGTTTATCTACTTCTTTAACAAAACTATCAGACTGAACGCCACTAGCTTTTGCCATTTGTAGGAATTGTAAATCAGATGCGTAATCTCTAAGATTGAAACTATCAGGATAAATTATTTCACCATCAAATTCTCTGCCTTGCCATTCAGCGAATAGTTTCCAAATTTGTTCTTCTGCGTTTTGTAAGTAATCAGCTTTCTCAGATAACCTAGCATTTAATAATTGAAATTCTGTCTGTAAGGCTATGCCAGATTGTACTCTATCCTGAGTTGCTCTTACTGCACCCATATGTGTAATTCTATTAATAGATTCTACCTTCATATTGATGTTATTCATTATGCCATCTAATGATTGTGAACTAGGTTGGATAAGATAAGGTTTTAAGTTGGGTTCTAAATCTTCAGGCATTTCAATAATAGAACCTGCACCTGCACTAGCCTCTACATTAGGTGTCTTAACTAAACTTGGGTGATTTGATAATCTGATTAATTGTTCAATCTCAGAATAATCATTATAGATAGCTTTTTGTAATTCAGCTACGTCATTTAAATCAGATATGCCAATACCTCTACGCTGAGATTTTTGATTATATAAAACAACAGCAGGAATCTTTCCTAACATATTTGGCATTTCATCAACCATTATTGGTTTAGATGTGGAATAACCTTTATTAAATTCTGCCACTCTGTAAGTAGTAATATCTTCCATAGTCCAAACTCTAATAGTTGCCATGTCATCAAATAAATCTTCTAGTAGTGTTAATGATGTTAAAATGTATTTACCATTTAAACTGCGTTCAAAATTCCAGTTTAAAACGTTCTCAGGTGTATAAAGACTAATGTATGGTCTAATATCTAATTGTAATTCTTCTGCTCTAGTTTGTGTTTGTACCGCAGGTTTATCTAACATTGCCCAACAAGTACCATAGATAGATGCGTTTACTTGCATTTCTCTGATGACATTGTTGAATGACCTTCCATCTAAATCAGCATCATTTAAAAAACTTCTTAACTGTTCATCACCATTCATAGAACCATAATTTCTTGTAGGTGGTACTCGGAATAAGAAAGACGAATAGATTTGTACCACATTCTTACAATGATTATCTATGGGAGTATTTTCTGCTCGTTTTAAATATTCCTCATCTGTTTCTAAAATATATCGGTTAAGCTGATAACCATTTTGGTAATCTTGTCCACCCAAGTATGACATCAAATGAAAATGCCAATCGGCAAACTTTTCTTCATAATGTTTGTGTTTTTGGGTTAAAAATTCTCGACTGTATAATGCCATTAACTCCACCTCTTGGGTTTGCTTGGTGTAAACTGTCTTTTGACAGGGTATAAATATTCCACTAAATATCCTAATGCATCATTCATATGGTCGTAATTGTTGTCCTTATCAGGCACAGTTGTTCCTTCTTTATAAATTTGTCTTTCAATGCTTTTTAGCATAGTTTTGCATTTATTTGCAATAAATAATGTTCTGTCACCAACTCCGTTCTTCAATTTAGTATTCACTGCATTTATTCTATCTCTTATGAGTGGATGATTATTTCTTACTCGTAAATGAAATCCTGCATTTTTTAAAATAGCTAAATCAGTCACACCACCTGCTGATGTTTTTCTTTGCTTTGATGCAGGGTCAGGATAAATAAATATATGCTTATCTTTAAATCTATTTCTGATTTCTTGTACCATTTCGTCAGTATTAGAGCTATAGATGACAATTTCATCATATACATAAATATTATTTCCTTTTAATTCAGATATAACTGCGGACATTGGGTC